GTCCACTGCGGGGGTAATCTGAAAGTGTACCACGGATCGTGTTGGCATCAAGGCGAACACAGGATGCAAACGGAACTTCAAGAGCCGTCCCAACGGGGGACGTTGCCCTGATGCCATCTGACAAAAATATACCGTCAATGCCCGTTGTTGGGACGAAATCTGATGCGCCTGACGAATGTGTAATCGTCACATCAACGATCAAGCCGTTACGGGTTGCAGCCGTGGCTCTAGGTCCATCAACAGGTGATCCTGCTGCATAACCAAGAACATCAAGAACTTTCCAAGCATCTTGTTCACCCATTCTTGCATAAGCGGCTGCGGTAAAGTGTGGACCATCAATGTTTTCAAGATTGAATTTTTCAGGTGTCAGGTGGATAAAAGCGTTATCAGCAGCGAGTTCTTGCTGGCTTTCACGAACTTTCTGATAACCTATACTTGTGACCTTGGACACATCGAAGTCATACCCGCGTGAACCAATCGGGCAAATAAATACAGGTACGTTCGCATAGTCGGCACGCAGACGGTTGAACAAAACCAGCTTCGCAGCTTTCCATCGCAGTCGATAACTTTCACCCACCGAAGCGATTGTGCCAAAGTCGCTTTCACCCTGGTCATCGATCCATGCACGGATTTTTGACGTGTCAATGGTCGCAAGTTGTGCGACCAGATTGTCCCACGCGCCACCCCATGTATTCGTATTATCGTCATACCACCAGTTTGTACCAGTGCCGACGCTATCGAATAACATGGCGGAACCGCTTTGAGCACCATTGACGCATGTTTGCGTACCGCCACGTATTCCAACCGCTACAGCTTCAAAAGCATCAGCACCACCGCGACCAGAACCATTTGAAGATATACTCTGAAACCTACCTTCGGCGTTGGATTGACCCGTATAGACATATATGTCATTTGCAGGTGGTAATGTCACGCCTGTGGACGCCATAGCACCTGCTTTTGCTGCTAAATTAAGACTTAAACCAAGCATGTCGTTCTCTTAATAAAAAACTGTGACAGAAGTTACAGTGATTGTACCAGTTGTTCTAAATTTCCTGACAGAACCGGAGTATTGAAGTCCACCTTTGACAATCATCGTAGCATCACTGCCGTCTTCCATCTCAACAGCTAATGTACCGTCTGCATTCGGGATAAATCCCTTCACACCGATGTAATCTGTACTGTCACTCAATGAGACTGTATCTGCACCAGAAGGGATACCTGGGTAAACATTGTAATCAAATCCTGCTACTTTTGGCATATTAATCTCCTATTGTTGGTTATCGATTGGTTGTTGGTAACTTGGTTGTGCACCAGGCTCATTGACCTGTGTTGATTGCGCATTCATTGAGCCTGCACTACCTTGTGCGTTTGGATCGTTAGCACCGCCTGCGCCTTGCATTGGACCTTTACCCACCTGAGCGTTCATTGCCTGAATTGACGGCACACCCTCAAGCACGATGTCATCCAGATCAATTTCAAGCAGTTCAGAGTAACGACGAGCCAGCGGATAAGGATTGACACCCGGAAGCTGGATCATGTACGGCATGCCGCGCTCCATATTGGCAAGCTGGGCTGCTTGATTTGGTCTGCCGGATGATCCTGCACGAACTTTCAAATTAAGCTGCTTGACGACCGTCAGACGGTCTTCTTCAGGCCATACTGCACCTTGACCTGCAATTTCCTTAACTGTTTTGAGTGATAGTTCCATTATGAGAAGTTGACCAAGCGAGCCGAAAACATCTGTCAAAAACTCGTCCAGATCATCGACGTTCGATGCAAGCGACGATGCATGGCTACCCTGGGCAATTGAGCTTTCAGTCGCTGTAGCCCCACTTGTGCCGCCAATGTCGGCCTCTTGCGCACCCACAGTGCGAAGAATATCTTCCATCTCGGAATTTGTTTCGTATAGAGCAGGGTCAATCGGTACGCTTTCAAAACGCTGGACGAGATCACCAATGCGTTCACCTTGACCAAGACTATCAAATTCGATGACAGCATGCGCAGGCGCATCAGAAAGTAATTTCTTATCATTTTCAGACAAACGACCTTTGACAGCCGCGTATTTCGGTTTATTGGCTTCACGGTGCAGACGGCGATATTCACGTGACCGATTATATTCATACTGAACGTGTTTCAACTGGTGCACATCAGAGAATGGATACAAACCTTCCTCCTGCTCAACATCATTAAATGTCAAAGCAAAGACTGGCCAGAAACCTTCCATGAAGTAGTCAGGCTCTTTGGGTTGCACGAGATAACCAGGATACCCGTCACAAAGCGTGAAAGTCTGTTCAAGGTCTTTGTTATAGACCTCCCACACACAAACCATACCGGCTTTTCCACCATCGGTCTTGTCTTCACTGTCAGCCCTGCGATGATATTCGGCCATTTCACCTTTACCGTTTTCACGATAAGGGGTGTAAGCACTTTTGATGTCAACTTTATAAATTTTCTGAATTTGTTCCTGCGTTTTATGAAACTCGCGCACAATCCAACCAGCACCGATAAAACCCATCAACTGCGTGCATGCCGGATCAACAATAATCTCGGTTGAGCGAGGAAACATAAACTTCGGACCCTCACGAAGAATCGTGTTTTCCTTTTTCTCAAGATCAGCAATCAGTGAATTGAGTTCAACGATTTGCATATCATAATTTGCAGCATCAATCTCATCATCCATGAGATCATCAATCCTGCGTTGCAGTTCAGCGAGCTTATTGCGCGAATCAGCAAGCGTTACTGTATCATCAGGTGTCAACTCACCATATTCACGCTGGAAACCAAGCATGAGATACCCGACAGAACACGTTTTTGCGCGACGCACAAACGACTTCATGAGAGGTTTCAAACGCGGTTTTTGCTCGTTCGCGTAATAATCAAAGCATATTTCAAGAGTTTTACTGATTTTGGTCAGAATTTCGTGACGTTGACGACCTTGTTCAATATCCATGACAAGCGGTTCTTGTGTAATATCACCTGCCATGTAAGCCTGAAGTGCCGCCATCGCAGTATCTGGTTTACCGTCCCAGAGTGCGTAATCGAGTGTTTTGCGTTTCTCAGCGACTGCCACTGGATTTTTAGCATATAAACCAGCCACGGATTGATTGATATACCGATTAATGATCGGGACGGTGTAATTTCCACCCTCAATCCATTCGTCAGACGCACCCTGCTTCGCGATTTTCATGTCCTCGCGCATACGTTTAAAATCTTTTTCAAAGAATTTCTTTGCGGAAAGTATCTTTTTCTGCCAGTTTGAAACGGATTTGCGCGTGCCTTCATCGATATCAGGTGTGTCACGCTGGACACCGCTTGCACTACCAGTCTGGTCGCCTGCGTCCATCATATCGGTGAGATTAAGCATGTCCATGAATTAGTTCCTTATTTCTCACACGATTATACCGAAAATAATTATCTTTACCAGCCTTTTGATATTGACTTTTGCTGTAATTTACGTTGTTCACTATTATGTATAACCCATGCTGCGGTTCCTGTTTTAGGAATGTTGCTTTTTGGTGCACGATAACTTGATGCCGCAATTTCTTTTGTCAGTCCTAAACCAATCCACGCTATCCAGTCCACAAAGTCATCATTGGCTCCGCCAGACCCGAATTTCAACAACTGGTTTTTCGCATCGCTAAACCAAGGTGCGAAAGCAGGGAAGAAAACCTTTTTCATTGACATACGACCCTGAATTGAGCGCGCGCGGGTTCGTTTATCCTTGGACGGCACAACCGGATCAATCAATGTATAAATGCGTTCCTCGACCATGCGCTTACGCAAGAAAGGTCCAAACGATTTCGAGATGAGTTCGCTTTCCATCCACCAGCAATGGGGTTTATGATACCGGAATTTTGCCAGCAATTCCTCAACCGTTCGGTCAGTTTCCATCTGATCCCATACAAGATCAGGTAACACCCAGATGTTGTCATCTTCGTCAATACCCACGCAACCAAGCACAGTTTTATCACGCTTTTCTCTCTCACTCACCGCGTGATCGGATGCACCATACTTTCGTATGTTCGCTGGTATATCAGACGGTGAACGGTATTCGACAATCATATCATTCGTAAAATAAAAACCATCTTCCGGTGCAGGTGAACCCATGACCAACGCAGAAAATGATTGTGGATCACCACGCTTCCACTGCGCGAAAAATTCAAGGCTCTTTTCTTTGGGCCACAGAGCCGTACACGGCTTTAAACCAAATTGCTCAATGACCCGCGGGTTGGTCGGTACACTCAATGTCAGACCAAGCGCAGAGGCCAGCCGCTCGTCACGAATGACCCCGGGTATATTCATGAACTCCCAGTCCTGTGCAATGCCCTTAAATCGTTTGTCACGCTCAGGGTGCGTGGGATCACACAAGCGACCGATCAAATCATCTTCCGCCCACCGTGTGTGAATAACAATTATTTTTGTTTTGTTAGACGCGCGCGAATATGCTACCTTGTAAAACCATGACCAAATTTTCTCAAGGTGACCTTCGGTGAATTCATCGTCATCACCTTTGAACGGATCGTCAATGATGATATAATCCGCCGTACGACCAGTAATCGTCCCACCAACACCAATGAAAAATATCTTTCCACCTGCCTTGTTTTGCATGAACGATTTCGATTTTGCATCGGCTTGAAATTCGACCTCAGGAAACACCTGTTTAAATGTGGGGCGGTCACGCACAAACTGACGGAATTCATGACCAAGTTCATCGGCCCTCGTCTGATTATATGTCACCACAAGAATGTTTTTCCGTGGATTACGTCCCCAAATCCATGACAACCCAAGCTGAGAAAGATGAACTGTTTTTCCGTGCTGAGGCGGTAGTGAAACAGCTACGCGTTTTGATTTACCACTCTCGAACCGTTCGACGATATCACAAAGCATTTTTGCATGACCCGCGGGGTCGTATTCGGTCTTTGTGACGTCATTCGGGTCATTGGTATCTGGCATCATCAGATGGCAATAATCCAGCATCGCCTCGCGCGCCTGCTTGAATTTCAGAACACGGTTTCCGTATATCCGATATTGCTCAATCTGCTCGTCAGTTAAATTGGAAAAATCACTTTTCTTCATCAGGCTGCATCATCTTTTGCAATTCCTCAACATTGACACGGCAACTATCATACGCAGCCTTACCACGCGTGATATATTTAGCTACGCCGCTTTGTTTTTGGAGGTTAACAGGTTGTGGCCATGCGGCCACCTGAAAGAGTGCCGTCGAAGGTCGCGCTGTAGGATTAGTGCAACCGCTTAAGAGCACGAAGAAGCACAGGGGCAGTATCCGCATCATTTGTCTCCGGTTCTTTTTCAATTTCATCAATGCGACTGTCTTTTACTGCATCAATTTCCTTGTTTTTTTTCACTATATTGTCAAGCGCATTGATTGTGCTATTTGCAATGGATAACTCTGTCGTCAGTCGTTCGTTTTCAGCCACGACTTTCTGATGGTCATATACAACATAGCAGAACGAACCTAACATTGCCAGTATGAAGCCAATTTTAATGTAATTAATCATTTCCTAAACCTCCAGGTGGTAATCGTTGAGCGTCCTCATTACACAGTGGATACATTTTGAGACGCCGATCCCACACACCATAACACCCATTTGAACGAATAGAACAGTCTTTTCCGCCTGCTCTTTTCCAGTCGAGAATTGATTTACAAGCAGCAACTGGTTTTCCAGCTTTCAAATTGCGTATCATGCCTGAGTTACAACCGGCACCCGTATTGTAAGAAACATCTGTAATCGCCGCGTGCATCGCGGGTGTTACATGTCGCCTTGCTTTCGCGTCGTAGCAATTATAAATAGCTTTTGAATACTGTGCGTAACGCTTGATGAATAATTTCATGCAATAATCTTTGGTGTAGCCTCTGTCGAGCCGTCCCAGTTGGGTCTCGCCGACACACCATGTTTCAACACCCACCACATCCATGTAATTACCTAGAACAGTGCCTTCAAACGTCGCTGTCATGCGCGCGCCTGTGTCAATCGTCAGACCAAGAAAGACAGTAGCCGACACCATGGCGGCTGTTACAACGCCAAGCGCGCTCTTTCTGACGCTGTCAGGTATATGCTTATAGATAGACATTATTCTTCCACTATTTTCTTCTGCACAGCCTTAGTCGCCTGCCTGTTTCGCCATGCACTCTCGATCTGAAAACACATGTAAACACCTGTCAGAAAAGCCACAATAAGACCTGCTATATCATTAATACTCATGGATGCGAATGAGCCTGCAAAACCGACTGCACCCTTCGCTGTAAGCTCAACCACTTCATTATGTGATTGATGAACAAGCTGCTTCACCTGATCGACCATGTTAACTCCCCCGTAACTTATTAATTTTGTCTTCAATATCAAGAAGCCATCCATTGTCCACCCTGAGGATCGCCTCACGCAGCCTGCGATTTGTAATTTTGTCTTCCAAATCTTTTATTTTTTGCTGTTTTTCACGTTTGACTTTTTCTATTTCCCATTTTTGTGCATCTTGTGCGCGTGCAGCAATTTCCTGAGAAGTCAAATCAACTTCTTGCTGACCTTCTGATGTAATGATCAGTTTTTTCATTAGTTCCACCCGTAAAGTTTGTATGTGCCTGAAATTGCGTCACCACCTAAAGCAGCTATCCGAAAAGCATTGTAGTTACCCGTGTTTACCCCGGTATTCCCCTGTACGACACTTGTAACCTGCGTGATGTTTTCATATGATCTGCAGGACGCTTGTGCCGCCGCTGTATTCATATTCCTGATTTCAACTTCTATTGACGTTGGGATAGTGCTGGAAATAAGAGCACCCTTTGTTAAGTAAAAACGGTTGTCCGCACCACTTTCACCAGCCACAGTCGCTGTTGAATTTACGTAAATTCTTGAATAATTATAATATCCTGCGGTGGTTATAAAAGATGATCCGTTATTTGTGCTTAAAAACATCAACAAATCTTCGGACGTCACAGCCGCAATCAGATTATTAATCAAAAGTGTGTAATTTTTATATGTTCCGATACTTGTGAAATCTAATTGCGCTACAGCAGAAAACGTCCCAGAAGCGACGAGTTTGACACCTATATCCGTCGGCACCAGAGCATCGACATACGCTTTGACACTTTGTTGCGTCGGTGCCTTAGTCGCGCTGTCTGACACCATGTCGTCTTCATCAAGAAGATGCACCGATATGTTTTTCCAGCTTGGTAGTGCATTACTGCCATTGGACATCAATATGTAACTGGTCTGCACAGGTGGTGCAACCGATACCAAAGGGTTCGTCGTTGACGTGCCACCACAAACAACACCATAAGCATTAAAAGCCGATGCACCCGTGCCACCATTCACCACCGATAAATCAGAACCCGACCAGTTCGTATCATTTACTGTCACTGAACCAGAGGGGCTTGCTGACCACACAACCCATTTACCAGACGCCAGATCAGTTGCAAACGTGCCTGAGGTATGCGCTACCGCACAAATATAAGACGCGCCACTTTCATTAATCAGATCAAGCACAGCATAAGCTGTCGCAGTCATCCAATTACCTCTTGGAACAATATCCGTCCCAAGCAGAGCCTTAACCGTATTGCTCAAGCTATCAAAAGAAACAATTCCATTATTCAACAAACCATCCGCGCGCTGAATGAGCGTAAGATTATCAATAATTTCATCCGTGGTCAGTTCTAGATTGTTAAACTGAATATCCACCTTGTCAGCAGGTAAAGGTGTCGTCGGAAACGACGATTGAAAATCTGTAAAATTATATGACAATTCATAACGTGTCGGAATGGACATCAGCAAATCACCTTGTTAAATTCAACCCTGGCGAAAGGTTCCTGCTGGCCATTCCTTCCTCCCGCTGCGCGGTCGTCAGTCATGTGGGGTTCCACCCACATAAATTAATTTAGCATTAACCGCCCCAACAAGGCAAGGCAAAAAAATA